GTGAACGAGGCGACGTGGGACGAGCTCCAGAATCCGCAGAACTATGAGCTCATCCTTTCTGTTGACTCGGTCTACTACCTGACTGATGAGTTGTCTCGAGCGCAGTTCAGGCGGCTCAGACCTCATGCTGAGATCATGGCCTACTATAGTACGTACGAGCCAACTCCCGCCACTCACAGCGTCATGTCAGTTGATGAGGTAGTCTCAGCGGAAGGAATCGTCTCGAACCCTTGCGGACAGTTGGCTCCCTACCGACATCCGAACGTAAGGCTCGAGACGCCAGGCGCGATCAAGCACTTCACTAACGGTTACCGCCACTTCGAGCTCCATCGCTGCGCAGCTCGCGACTTCAACATCCGACTCGTCGAGAGCCTCGACTTGAGTCGACCTGTCGCCAACCCAGGAACATACTGGGCGCAGCTCGAGGTCGATCAGATAGCCGATCCCTCCGTGACTCCTCTGGTCCGTGAACTGAGAGCCCGAGCGACGATGCTTTCGTACGATGAACCCTACGCCATCGAAGGACTCGAAGCTATCGTGCCGATTCTCACCACGCTGCGTTACCGTGCCACAGACGATCCCGGCTTCTGGTACAACACTGCCTGGGTCACTCTGTTCGGTCTCTTCACTGAAGCCTACATAGAGTCGTCTGACAGCCTGCTACCACTCGGTCTCGTGATTCTTGGCTGCGCTCCCTTCAACCTGCCTCGAGTCAACCGATCAGCTTGCCTGGTTTGGGCGCTTGCTCTGTGGACGATGCCTATCACAGGAATCACAGGCATCTACTTCGCACGGTGCGCCTTCCTTAGCTATCTACCTGGCTGGGTCAGTGCACTCTTCGGCAGAGAGACGCAGTTCGCAACAGCCATCGCCGGCTACCAGGGTAACCGATTCGACTTAGCAAGGCAGGTCGAGCCAATCGGCCTCAGCGGGCTCTTCGACTCGATCCTCGGCGCATCTTCGGTCAGACTCGAGCGTCTGAGAGATGGCTACTGCTACGGAACTGGTGGCCTTCGCACTCTCACCTGGCTCCCCGACTACCTCACGCCGTTCGCTCGCCTCAGTGACTTCATCCCGGAGAAGATCAAGAGCTTTTCGACGAACCTTGCAGGCGTGCCTGTAGGCAACTACCTCGTGAGTGCCAGACACAAGCCCGGCAGCATCCAGCTGAATCGCCGCACGACTGACACGGAGCTCAACCGATCGCAGCTCAATGCTCTCGAAAGACTGTGCAACAAGTACCGAGAGAGCGTACATTTCAGCCCAAAGGACGACACCTACGTACCAGTCGACCCTGCATCCAGCCCTGTCACACATGTCCGCCCGGTCCGCAACACAGACCAGACTGTGATACAGTTTGACAAGCGGATCCTGCAGAACATATATGCCGCTCTCCGACGGCAGCTGGGCGCACCTTTCGACTA